TATATTAGTTCTACTTTGTTTTGTTGGCTGTTTGGGAATACTTTTAGAATTACTTTTAAAGTCACTGATTGCATTGGCTTTAGAAGGTAGTTCAGTATTAGAACTATTATTCTTAGTACTAAATCCTCCATTTGCTTGAATTTCATCTCCGACTATTCTATAAGCTTCTATATCTGATACACCGCTTAACTCGCCTTTCATTCTCATATAGTCAACTTTAGTTGTAATTTGATCATAGACACCAGAAGCGACTTGATCATTAAGATGTTTGATAATAATAGGTTCAGCTAAAATAGCTGATTGACTACTATCATCCCATTTCTTACTTACAATATTCATTGTTGTACTATAAGTTTCTGTCTTATTTATATCTTCTAAGACACTATCTAATTGTAACTCAGCATCACTTACATCATGTTTAGTTGGGGAATAATCATTATTTTCCTCTAAATTAAGATCAAGTGGATCTATTTTATTATCAGTAATTAATTTTTTTATAGCATCAGGATTACCATTATTTAAATCAATTAAAAAATCTAATTTTTCGTCTGTAATATTATTATTTTCAAGCTTTTTTGATTGTACTCTAAAAGGCTTAATTTTAGACATTTTATCATGATAATTCATACCCATAGAAGCAAATGCTCTAAGATCTTCTATACTATTAATATCATGCATTTTTCCATTAGCTTTAAGAGGAGCTAATGCAGTTTTATAACTTTCTATATAATCTATTTTTTGTTCAGATTTATCAGAAGATGACTCTGTTTTATTTTCATCTATTTCACTATTTGCTTCTTCAGAATCTATCTCTTTAGAGTCTATTTTATTATCTTGTTCTGGTTCTTTAGTCTCTATTTCACTTTTTTCATCTTTTAGTTTAGTAGACTCATCAGAATTAGATAAAGATTTATTTTCTTCCCCTTCTTCTTTAACATCATCACTAGGAAAATCTAATTTAGCAAATTCCTCATCAGATAATTCAAAAACAGATTTTAATTCTGTTTCTGCTTCTGATTCATTAATTGAGTCATTTTCTTGAGTATTGTTTTCTGTAACTGTATTATCAATAGAAGCCGCATCATCTGCAATTTCGTTAGAAATGTTTTCTTTATTAGTTTCATTGTCTACTACCTCTGTCACTAGTGAATACCTCCACCATTATCTTGATGAAGTATTTCTTCTAAAGCAGCTTCATTTTCTTGAATAGCTTTTTCATTCATACGACCTAGTGTTTTTATAGTTTGTAAATACTTAGCTAATTCACCAATACCATCTATTGCTTTAATAATTGCTTTTTGTGAAGCTTCATCTTCATATCCATTTGCTGATTTAGTCCCTACAAGTTTTATTGCTTCTTCCTTAAAATAACCTTCCAAAATAATCTTTTTAAAGGGATGGTATCTTTCTAGTTTATCCAAAGCTTTAGCATATTCTACTGCTGCAGTTGCTTCTTTAATATCTACTTCAATTGCTTGTATAGTTTCTTCATCATTCATAATAAATATAATATTTTATATAGGTTAATATAATAGTGTGCTCCGCACACTGTAGTGGTTAAAGTTTAAAGGGGGACTATTTATTTACTCTATTATTTACTTTATTATCTTCTACATCTAATTCTCTCGCATGTAATGTACCGCTTTCTTGCTCTACATATTTCAAGTCTTTTAAGTCTCTATCGCTTTCTGTATTTGCTGCTCTTGCAGTTTCTAGTCCTACTCTTGCTTCATATAATTTAGCATTAGCAAGATTTTCTTCTGCCATAGAATTCTCTTTATAGATTTGTGCTTCTAATAATGCATTTTCTAATTTAGCTTTTTTAATAGCCTCTTCATCTGGAGGAGGTTGATATTCTGCTATTCTTTTAGATAATTCAGGCATTTTTCTTAGCTTAAATATTTCTGCTAATAGCATTTTCCTAACTTCAGGATCTTCATTAGGAGCAATAGTTTGTAGCATAAAAGCAAGTTCACTAGCTTTTTGTTCATCTGCTTCTGCTGTAGAAATATCAAGAAGAATATCTATATTTCCTTCTAAATCATCTCTTCTAACACTAATAAATTCTTCATTAGTAATACGAATAACTTCCTCTTCTGAAAGAAATTCACTATTCATAGAAATGAACTTCCTACCTATTTTTTTAATACCCTCTGCTAAGCGTCTTAGAATACCTAATTCTCTTTTTGATGTTGCATCAAGAGCACTTCGTATTCCTGTTGCTGTCCCTGATATAGCTTTACCACTAATACCTGTAGAGAAAGCTTTGATACCTGTTAAGCTTTCAGCTTCTGCATTTTGCATTTGAATCATAGTTTCAGCAGAACGAGGTATCTCAGGGTATGTATGCATATGAAATAATTGATCAGGGGAAGAATTCCCTGTAAATTCATAATCAAGCCCTTTAGAGAATTTCTTCTTATTAACTGTATCTAATGCATCAACACGTGTTCCTTGTTGTCCATTAGCAGAACGACCCATAATATCAATCATTCCTCGTGTTACTGCACCAATAATCTTTTGATTATCTTCTAGTAATGCACCATCAGGTTCACCATAAATTGATTTACGAGTAGGTAAATATTGAACAGATATAAAAGGTAATTTTTTATCAGGAAAAGGATTCTCTTCCATACGAATTAATGTGTCACCTACCCATGTTGCAACAATAGGTTCAAGTACACCTGTTCCTGTTATATCCCAAAATCCCCAATACTCATATGCAACAAATTTACGTCGAGGTTTATCCTTAAAGTGAAAAGTATAATCTTGCCCAAGTTGGCTATTTATATTATCTTCTGGAGAAACATTAGATTCTCTAATATTATCTAAATCAAAATATCTGTTTTCTTTTTTAAGTTGAGCATAGCTTGTCTCAAAAGAATAAATAACAAAATTAGCCTTATCTAGATCACCTTGACATGTAGGATCTATTATTACATCTGTATATTTACATATTTCTAATGTAGGGCAATTCTTAATTGTATTTATTTCAGTCTCAACATGAGACCCTGTTTGAACAGCCTCTAATAAAGTATTTGATTGCTCACTTAAAGCCATTGCTTCTTGGACTTCTTGAGGAATACTTTGTGTGAATTTTTCTGGTGATTGTTGAGCTAATTGAGTTAATTGTTGGTATTGTTGTGCAAGTTGTGGGCTATCACTTTCAATAAACTCAAAATCAGGTACTTCTACTTCTATCTCCTCTTCTTCTAATTCCCAACCTACTCTAATAATAACAGTTCCTTCATCAACAGCAGTTCTTACATACTCATCAATAAATTTTATTTTATCTAGTTTAGTATTAAATTGATTATTTAAAACCAATCCATTTTGAATAGCTGCTTGTTTATCTTCATAAGTAACTGGTGCAGTATTAAAAATATCATTAGTTGATAGAAAAGGTTCTGATAATGAAGCATACCGCCATTCAGCTTGTTTTCTAATAACTTTAGGAACAATAGCAGAAAAACCTAGATTAGATTTAACAACTGCTCTTCCTTTTATATTTAAATTATCTAACCATACATTTACTTTATCAACTTGTGCTGTATGGTCAGGTGTTGCATCTAATAACTCTTGTCGTAAGTCACGTACATTAGGAATATTTTTCCAATCAGGTAAATTCTCTTTCTGAGTAGAAGGACTTTCTTTAAAAGAATCTTCTAGTTCAGAATTAGTTTCGATATACGATGTTTCCATAACTATTATTTAAATAAATCCATTATTAATTAATTTGGTACTTGTAGTATCTATAGGATAATTTAGCCCCTGTTTAAGTATGTTATTAACAGCAAGTTGATACCGTTGTAAATATAAATCAGCTTGAGGTTCTTTATTCCCATAACTAAGATGAACAAGATAAGCTACATACATTAATAATAACTCTACATATTGATTAGGTACAGGCAAATCAATAGATATATTATTAGCTGTTAATAGTATAGGTGAATTGTCCCAACGTAACCTAAAAGTCTGTCCTACAACAACTTTAGGAACAGATATTTTATTATATTCAAAAGTAAAAACACTATTAAAACTACCTTCTTCATTAATAGCAAATTCTGCTTCTTCGTTTGATGTTAGATTAAGTAAATCTCCTTTACTATCTCTAAAATATCTTAAAGGCGTTTTAACAGAAATTATTCTAATAACACCTGGGGAAAAAGTAAGTTCCGTATTACCTGTTGAAGTAATTGTAACTACTCTGCTTTGAGTATTAATTGAAAATTGTTTATATACTTCTAATAAAGCCAAATTAAGTATAGATATATGTTGAGCAAGTGTAACTTTTAATTGCTTTAATACAGTTGCATTTGATAATTCAATAAATTCAGATACTACCATTTAATAATCCTTTTATACTATATAAGAAGAGATTCTATCCAAAGAAGCATCATCTTCTATATCTAATTCCCATATACCTTTACTATTATCTTTTTTAATAAGTGATTCACTAGAAGGTTTCCATGGGGATAATGAGCCGAGCATAGATATAGTATCTATAAAGTCATCGTGTTTTGATTTACATCCATTTACTGCAATAAGATCTAGTTCTTGCATACATTCTAACATTTCAGCACTTTCTTTCCTTTCTTCTGGAAAAAACATTTTATTCCTTTTAAACATAGGAACTATAATATTAAATCTAACTAGTTTGTTTGTATTAGGTCTAATACCTGGCTTATTTCCATTATTATCACTTGCTAGATTAAAATAGGTATTACGAGTAATCATTTCATTTGTGATCCATTGAATGAATCCTCCTTGTTGTCCTGATACTTCAATACCTACTTGTTGGGGTTTATATTCTTGAGATAATCTAAATAAATCATCTACATTTTTATCCATTAATTGTTTTTTACATACACCATCTACCCAAAACCAATCCCCATTATTATTATAAGCCCAAACAGAAATAACAGAAAAATCAGCAGATGTTTTTTGGCTAGTTGCAAAATCAGTTGTAATATAAAAATTAAAAAGTCCTTTATTAGAAATAACTTTAGTACGAGAGTACCAAGAAATATCACTAGGCTGTATTAATCTATCTTCATCAGACATAATTCTAATCATTAATTCTTGATTAAACCCTGCTATTTTTCCTGAGCGTTGGGCTAAAAGATATTCTTGTTTTACATATTCATAAGTAAATCTATCTTCCCATGAACCTCTAAAGTCTTTCTTAGTACAAGGAAATGTTTCACAAATAGGAAATACATTAACATCCCATGCACCACTTTCTACTGCTTTATATAAAGGATCTTTACTATTAAAAGCTGTTCCATTCCATATAATCTTTTTTCTTGATGGATGGAGAGCATATCTAACTGCTTTATAAATAGTGTCTTCTACAGAAGAAATAATAGTTGTTGAACGTGCATCTTCATCACTAATTAAATCATCTAATATTGCTAAATAAGGTCTTTGTCCTAGTTCCTTTGTTCCACGCACGCCAGTCGATGCACCATATCCCTTGAATACCGTAACAGCATTATGTTCATTCGTAAATTGCCATCTATTATCTGTAAATCGAGTCTTAGGAATATAAATTTTTAAGAAGGAACTATTTTCCCATCTATGCTCTAAGTTTTTACGCATGTTTTTGACTCCATTTTCCATAGAATCAGAAACATAAATACCTAAAGGTATTTTACCAAAATTAGGAATACCCTCATAAACAGCGATATATAAAATAAGATATTCCATCAAAGTTGTTTTAGCCATACCTCGATGACATAAGTTTAAGACATTTGTTCCTTTACCTTGTATCTTATCCATCATCTTGTAATGAGCAGGAGGAGATTTATTTTCTTCTCCTTGTTCGCCATTAACAAGCTTAATAAAGCTAATAAATTCTAATGAAAAATCGGTAGGAATATAGTGCTCTGTATTTGAATAATCTACTTTTTCTAATAAATCTTCAACATCTACCTTTCCATCAAGAGTATTAATAGCCACTATTTTAATTCAAAATGAGCCATATCCATAAAATTAGAATCAGCATTATTACCATCCCCATTCCAGTCACCCCCCCAAACAACAGAATGCCCTAATTCACAAGAAGCTGCATATATTAATCCTGCTAATACACAGAATCTTTGAGAATCTTTCCATACATTAATTTTATTTACATAAGTAGGATAAGGTAATAAATCAATTGCTCTACTAATAACATAATTATGCTTACTCATTTTAATATAACCATCTAATTTAGTAAGTTTTTGATTAAAAAGTTCATTTTGTCTTTCAATAGTACGATGTCCTTCTATAACAGAAAAATCCATTATTCCATAAGATAATGCTTTACGAGTAATTTGTATTAAAGAGCTTTCACAAGTCATAAGTTTATCTAATGAATTTTCACTAAAAGTATATTTCATACTAAGACTCCTTTTGTTCTATATTAGCTACAATGCTAGAGCTGGCTATTTGAGTTATTGTTGATAATCCTGATTCTAACCCTTTTCTTTGTTCTGCTACTAAAGCTGCTGTTGCTTCTTTTAAATCACTTATTAAACTATCTTCTTTAATACCAATATTAAGTTCTACAACTGTATTCTCTGGTATTTTTAATTGATTCATTAAATTATTAGCTGCATCACAACGTACTTTTTCACTTTTAGCTGAAATCATAAGTTCAGCACTAGTATTTAATGCTTTTTGATATAAATCAGCGTTAAGTACATAACTAGGTACAAGTGTTTGCGCCATAATAAGATTAACAAGTTTGCTCCTGTTATAGGCACACACATAACTTGCTATATCTTTTTCATTAACATTATCTTGTCTAAATTTATCAATTTTGTCAGGGAATGCACTAGAATAAGCACTAATATTACTTGATCCTAGTAGTTTAAAACTCACATATTTGACAGCATTAACATAGTCAGTAATTTTAAATCTACCTTCTTGTAAGACACCTGTATAACTAATGATATTATCTCTATAACTTGATCCTAGTTCATCTGAAAGACTAGTAATACCATTATTAATATTATCTATTAATTCATTTGAAATATTTTTTCTAATTGATTTAGGGATAACTCTTTCTATCTGTTCCCTTGTTAGTAGATTGCTCATATATTTTACTAATCTATACTACTTATCTTGGTATTTTTGTAATAATGTCGCTAATAATTCTTCAGTTGGATTATTTTTAAAATCTTCTCTATCTTCCTCAGACCACAAAGATAATAATTTATTAGCCTCATTTATTAATCCAGAAGGCAATGATGATAGATCTAATTTATTTAAATTATCAGGAGGAGTATTCATGCTTTAACACCCTTTTTACTTTATAATTAATGTTTAAGTATAGTTTCTTAGAGGTTTTTAGTAAAGAAACCCTTGTTTTAGTCAAAATAATAGAGTGTGCTCCACACACTTTAATGACTAAATTCTAAGAGAGTATTTATTCAGTTGAAAGCTTCACTGAGTTAAGTAAGCTTACTAATACAAATTTATTATTATGAATAAGATTAAGTATATTTTTGCTCTACCAGTATTGCTAATTATTTCTAGTATTGCTTTTGCAGGAGCAGAAGATTACGACGAGGAAGATTATTATGAAGAAACAGAAACAACTGT